CGTCCAGCCAGATGCTCATGCTGACGAAGATTGCCGAGAACAACGGCCTCGATCCGAAGTTTCTCCCAGGCTACGCCGTGGACGCAGCTCCGGATGCCTCCGGCGGCTCTTCCATGCCCACCAAATCGGCTACCGCACTGCTGAAGGACTTCGGCCTGGGCGGCTCAGTCGTGACCTTCAACAAGAAGCTTGAAGCCGCTGGCTACCTCAAGGTGCTCACCCGCAAGAACTCGAAGCAGGAGGTCGTCCCATTCTGGTCGATCACTGATAAGGGCCTCGCCTATGGCAAGAACCTGACCAGCCCTCAATCCCCTCGCGAGACGCAGCCTCACTGGTATGTCGATCGTTTCCTTGAACTGGCCGACCTGATCGGCAAAGGCGGCAAGTAATGGCCGGAGACTGGATAAAAATGCGCATCGAACTGCAAACGCATCCGAAAGTGTTCCGCATGGTGTCCGCATTGAATGCGGACAGACTCCGCATCATTGGTGGACTTCACATCGCTTGGAGCATCTTTGATGTGCATTGCGATGATGGTGTTTTGCGCGGATACACCGTTGATGCGATGGATGCGGTGGTGGGATGGCCGGGGTTTACCCAGGCCATGATCGACGTCGAGTGGGCTGCTGTCGATTCCTCTGGAAGCCTCGTAATGCCTCGCTTTGACGAGCACAACGGCAAGTCTGCGAAGCGCCGTGCGAACGACTCAGAACGCAAGCGAAATGCTCGTGATGCAGTGATGTCCGCTAGTGATGCGGACAAAAACGGGACCAGAGAAGAGAAGAGAAGAGAAGAGAAGAAAGATCAAGATCAAAAGCCCTCGTCGCCAGCTCCGAGCGTTGATGCGTTTTCGAAGTTCTGGGCGCTGTATCCGAGGAAGGTCTGCAAGGCAGCTGCCGAGAAGGCGTGGAAGAAACTCAAGGTCACTGACGACCTGTTCACCCTGATCGCCCAAGGTCTCGCCAAGCAGTGCGTTTCGCCGGGCTGGACCAAGGACAACGGCCAGTTCATTCCGCACCCGGCCACCTGGCTCAACGGCAAGCGCTGGGAGGATGAGGTTCAGGCGCCGAGCAACGTCCATCACCTGCCGACCAGTCGTCACACCGGCTTCGACCAACGCGATTACAAGGCCGGGCTCACCGCTCGCGGGGATGGCACCTATGACTTCTGAATCCCCGAAAGTCGACTTGACCGTGAACGACATCGAGCGTCGTTTCAGCGTGGTTGCCAAACAGGCCGCTGAATGCCCAAGCCACGGCGCCTATGCCGCGATCATCCGGAAGAACTCTGATGTCGCCTCGGGTTGCCCCGGCTGCGCCGCGGACGCTCAGCTGCGCCGTGATCAGGAAGAACAGCGCCTGATGTATGCCCGAATCGCTGAAGAGCGCTTGGAGCGCAAGCTGGGGGCCTCCCTGATTCCGCGCCGGTTCATGGGCAAGAACTTCCAGGACTACCGCGCCGAGACCGCCGACCAGAAAGCCAATCTCGCGAAGTGCATCGAATACGCCGAGAACTTCCCGCAGCACATGGCGGACGGCCGCTGCATCGTCATGACCGGCACTCCCGGCACCGGCAAGACGCATCTGGCTACGGCCATTGCTGGCTTCGTGATCGTGAACCACAAGGCGACAGCCGTGTATCGCACCGTCGGTGGGCTGCTGCAGTACATCAAGGGCAGCTACGGCGAGAAGGCGACCTACACCGAGGCGGAAGCATTCGCCAGCCTGGTCGAACCCTCGCTACTGATCATCGACGAGGTTGGCGCCACCAAGCCGACCGAGTTCGAGCTGGCAACCCTGTTCGCCGTGATCAACGGCCGGTACGAGGAGCAACTGCCCACCATCGTCATCTCCAACATCGACGCCAAGGAGCTTGGCACCGTGCTGGGTGATCGCAGTGTGGATCGTTTGCGCGAAGGCCGGGGCATTGGCCTGGTGTTCGAAGGTGCCTCGGCGCGCATTCCTCGGAGGGCTTCGTGATGACCAATCGAATCTGGGTCGTCCTGACCATCATCGTTGTGGTTGCCGGTTATGGCGTGCATCACAAAGTTCAGCGGGTGACTGCGCCTGCTCAGCAGGGAGCATTGTTCAAATGAGTATCGAGAAAATGCGCGAAGAGTTTGAGGCGTGGGCGCGCGGTCATGAGGTCTATGAGGACGATGGGGAGAGGCTCCCGATGGATCGTCTTTCCGGTTGCTACTACGAGCATGTGCAAACGCAGGCGGCCTGGGAGGCTTGGCAAGCCTCACGCAAATCGCTGGTTATCGAGTTGCCCAACCGCTTCGCCGAGAAGTACCAAGACTATTACGACGATGTTGAGGGTGGTTGCTTCAACGAAGCCCGGTACATCGACGATTTGACCGCAGCCATCGAAGCCGCAGGCTTGGGGGTTAAGCCATGAGCAGATCCCCAAGAGGTGCCACCCACGCAGTCTCATTTGGCGGAATGCTTGAGGTCTTCTACAAGCGATGCGGACGAGTTGTTTTCGAGTTCAACAACTACCGGCACGAATGGAATTTGACCAGCCTGCATACCTCAGAACTTGGCCGGGCTCATCGCTTGGAAGGTGATGAACTTCATCCGGAGACAAGGCCATGACCGACATCAAAGCATTGAAGGCGCTGGCTGAAGCTGCAACACCTGGTCCCTGGGTGAAAACCATCGACGGCGTAATGCCCGAAGGTGCGAAGTTTGGGATCTTTGGAAATCCCTCTGCTGAAAATGGCGCCGCGAACCGTGAGTATATCGCCGCCGCCAACCCTGCCGCAGTGCTTGAGCTGATCGCGGAGATTGAGCGGCTGAAGGGTTTGCAGCCAGACTTTCCGCCACGTCCTCCCGATGGTGAAGGGTTACCGCGGTTTGGGCTGCGCTGGAACGGTCCACAGCAGCCACTGGCGACACCTATGGAAGATGGGTATTGGACTCCGTGGCATTTAGCAGGACAACTCAAAACCGAAAACACCGACCTACACGCCACCCTTCAGGCTGCTAAGGGGGAGATTGAAAGGCTCAAGGGTGAGAACGAGGCGCTGCGTCGCGGCATGAAGGGCGATTACGACTTGGATGCTTGGCTTGACTGGGCCAAAGAAGCTGAAGCGCTGCGTAAGGATGCTCAGCGGTATCGCTTCGTGCTCGACTGCCCAATCCGGACGATGGTCGCTTTAAGTCGGAAGGCTCACGAAGCTGACTTCGACCTCTCTGCTGAGTGCGACATGTTGATGAGCAAGGAGGCCAGCCATGACTGAAGTCCTCATGCGCAGCCGCGAAGATACTAGCCGTCTCATGGGCATCCTTCACGCCACGGACTTCACCAAGCCCAAGCTCATCGTCATCAAGGAGCCGGACCGCAACGGCGAGCAGAACAAGAAGCTCCACGCGATGCTGGCCGACATCTCCCGTCAGGTTGAACACGCCGGCCGGAAGTGGGACGTCACGGTGTGGAAACGTCTCTGCACCGCCGCATGGCTGCGTGAGAGCGGCGAAACCATCCAGATGATCCCAGCCATCGACGGAAAGGGCATCGACGTCCTGTATGAGCGTACCAGCAAGCTGAGTGTGAGCAAGTGCGCCGAGTTGATCGAGTGGGTATCCGCGTTTGGCGCCGAGCACCAGGTTCGCTGGTCGCAGAAGGATCTGTGGGAGGGCCGGTACTGATGAAGCATCAATTTAAGCCGGGCGATCTGGCACTGATCATTGCTGGTCCGAACGCTGGATCATGCGTGGACCTTGTTTCGTTTCATGTATCTGGTGACGTTCGTCTGGGAAACGGCTGCTGGACTTCGGCTCACGTCCCATCTTGGCAGGTATCAGGATCGGGCCTAACTGCCACGTTTGATGGGGTGCCAGGTCGCCATAAGGTGACGCATGGGTTGATCTCTGAACCATATCTGATGCCCCTGCTCGGCGAATTTGCACCTGAGCAAGCCAAATCCGTCGAGGTGCCAGCATGAAGACCATTAAGGCCATCATCAGCACCGTCCGCTGCTTCGTCACGCTCATTGAGGCTGGGTATCAGCACCACCAGATCGAGTTTAAGTTCGGGGGTGGGCTGTGATACCCCGATCCGAAAAGCCGATGCGGCCTAAACGCTGCCGTGTCGCTGGCTGCGGCGCAACCTTCACTCCTACGCGCAGCTTTCAGAAGTGGTGCTCGCCGGACTGTGCCGTTGTCCTGGCCCGCCAGGCACAGGAGAGGCAGCGCAAGTCGATTGCTCAACGCGAGCGTCGGGAGATCAAGGTTCGCAAGGAAAAGCTGAAGAGCCGGGCGGATCACATGAAGGACGCAGAGAAAGCCGTCCGCGACTACAGGCGCAACTACGAACTGAGCATCGGTAGCGGCTGCATCAGTTGCGGCGAGTCGCAGCACGCAATCATCGCCGCGCAGGGTTGGAAGACTGGCGGTGCATTCGATGCGGGGCATTTCCTCGGCAAGGGGGCTCGCCCGGAGTTGCGTCTGGTGCCGGAAAACATCTGGCTTCAGTGCAAAGCCTGTAACTCCGGCTCCTACATGCACGCCCGCAAGGGATACACGGTTTCGGTTGGCTTCAGGACTGGACTTATCGCTCGTATCGGCTTGGATGCGGTCGAGGCCCTGGAAGCCGACCACGAACCGCGCAAGCACACGATTGAAGAATTAAAGGCCATCACGGCCGAGTACCGGGCAAAGACCAAAGAGCTGAAGGGGAGAGCGGCAGCATGAGACTTATCGGAGCGCGTCAGGCATGGTCGGACGCACAGCACGAATCAAATGCCTCCATTAGCGCGATAGCGGCTGAAAAGGCAGAAACCGCAACCAAGGTCAGGACGGAACGGGTAAAGCGCCGGGAGGCCGTGTTCGCTGCGTTGGGTGACGACAAGGAGGAACGCATTCAGGTCGTTCGCCAGCGCATCAGCATCTCGGAGACTCGCCGGACACCCATCGGCCGATCAACCGCGCGTGCTGCTCACCTGGCAACCATCGGCAAGGTGCTCCGCGCCATCGACACCTTGCCGTTTCAGGTGCAGCAGTTCGGGCACTACCTGTACCACCCCTGCATGACGGCCGTGCACATGCTCAACGCCGAGAAGCTGATCTGGAGCGAGGTGGATTTCTCAGCGCTGACGGACGCCAAGGCTGCGAAGGTGCACTGCATGATCACAGTGGCGTTGCAGTCGTACAAGGCGGAGGTTCATGGTGGTCCGGCATGGGGACCAGCACGGGTAGCGGAGGGGATGCAGAAGCTGTACGGGATCACCATCGAGCCGAAGCACTGGAATCGTGACTGGCTGGAGATCTGGGACTTCCTGCGTCAAGCCATCCACGAGGTGGACATTGAGGCTCAACAACCGATTTGGCAGGTCATTCATGCAGAGAATTCTGAACATGCTGCATAAACTATTTGCCATGGTGGGGGTTTTGGGGTAATTTTCCCACAGTGCGCAAATCACCCCCAGCGCAAACACACTTCAGAAGCCCAGCCATCGTGCTGGGCTTTGTCGTTTCTGGTGGGCCTATTCAGGCCCTCATGATTCCATCGTGCTGCTCCTCCAGCGCTCCTTTGCCCGTCTCCTTGCGGGCGTTTTTATTCCGGAAAGCCCATGACAGACGTATCCCGCATCGCTGACAGCACGGTGTTCAAAATCGTCGTGCCCGTCCTCCAGACGATCCTGTCTGCTGCTGCGATCGGTGCGTTCGTGTATGTCGTGGGCTCGTTGTCCACACTTCAGGCCTCGCTGAACGCATACCAGACCAGCCAGGCGCTGCTGACTCAACGAGTTGATTCCCTCGAGCGCTCCCGAGATTCCGGTGACAAGTTCATCGACACGCTGCGCAGTTCAGACCAGCGCCAAGACTTTCGCCTCGATGCTCTCACCGAGATGGCAAAGAACTGGGGAAGACCAAAGTGAGGTGCGCACTGGTTGTGGTGCTATTGCTTGCCGGCTGCGCACAACAGGACGCAGTCACCTCTCAACCCGCCGAGCACAAGACAACAGTTTTCCGGTTCACGTCTGCTCCGTCGGTATGTCCTGAGCCCGAAACACCAAGGGCTGCACTACGCCGCGTGACAAAAAGCCGTGACGACTGGAAGCGATACGCAGAAAGCCTCGAAAAACTCATTCCCTCGGACGCAGAACATGGCCCTCATCCCTGAATGGCGGAAAGCCTGGCGAATGACCAGCGTGCAACTGGCGGTGGCGGGCGCGGTGCTCAATGCTGCAGCGGCGGGGTGGTCAGTATTCCAAGGTGCAGTTGATCCACTGGTGTTCGCTGTCGTGAACATGGGGCTCAGCATTGCTGTCGCGGTGTCCAGGGTGATCCAGCAATCGAAGCTGCGCGAACCGCCGGTTAACGAATAACTCGCGCCACGAATTCAGATGCGTCCATTTCGTGGCGCGGGATTGATCAATCTATGACCACAAATAAACCGCGAATTTCTGTGACAGCGGGCCAGGTCATCACAACCGACAGTTTGTCCAACCTGGTAGCCAATATCGGGACCAACCGGGACAAGCGCTCACACAGTCAATTCGGCTTTGAATTCGTCACTCCGTATGAGCTGGAAGCGGCGTATCAATCGAACTGGCTCGCACGCCGGATCGTGGACAAGCCGAACGAAGATGCGCTGCGTGAGTGGCGGGCATTCAGTGGCAAGCAGGCCAAACAGATCGCAACCGAAGAGCGGCGCCTGGGTGTGCAGCAAGCCTACCTCGACACCTGCTGCTGGGCTGACCTGTACGGTGGCGCTGCTCTCCTGATGGTGACCGGGCAGGACCTGAGCGAGCCGCTCAACCTCGACAAGATCAAAAAGGGCGGGCTGAAGAACCTGGTGGTGTTCGACCGCTGGGACATTCAGCCGACCGAGTTCAACTTCACCAACCCTCTGGCGCCGAACTGGATGCTTCCAGAGTTCTACATGATGGTGAACGGGCAGCAGAAGATTCATCACAGTCACATCATCCGTCGCACGGGTGCTCGCCTGCCGCGCCGGATGCGTCAGTTCGAACAGGGCTGGGGCGACAGTCGTCTTCGCCGCTGCATGTCAGACCTGCGTGATGTGGTGGCGACCAAGGGGGGCATTGCCTCTCTGGTGCTGGAAGCCAACGTCGACACGATCAGCGTGCAGGGGCTGAAAGCATCCCTCGCAAGCCCTCAGAGCGAGAACGTGACTGAGCGCTACCGCATGTTCGGCATGCTCAAGTCCATCGTGAATCTTGGTCTGCTGGACAAGGACAGCGAGACCTATGAACGCAACAGCATCTCGTTCTCGGGCCTGAGCTCAATACTTGAGCAGTTGATGGTGTGGACGGCAGGCGCTGCCGAGATGCCGGTGACCGAAATATGGGGGCAATCAGCCTCAGGGATGAGTGCCAATGGCGAAGGCGACCTGAAGACCTACCACGGCACGATCAAGGGCAAGCAGGACGGCCAGATGCGGCTGGACCTTGAGCTTATGGACCAGGTGCTGATCCGCTCCGCGCTGGGAACCTACCCGGACGACATCGAGTTC